GGTCGTGAGTTCGAATCTCTCCATAGGCTCAAAATATATTGGGGAGTATACCCTCCGTCTGATACGCGGTTGAAAGGTTAGCCTGGTTCACGTGAGTTCAAATCTCACCTTCCCAACTATACAACACCAAAATAAGATCATAAATTATTCAATTTTACTAAAAATTATGCCAATATTTTAATATTAGTAGTTAAACAAAAAAAAATTATGACGCAGGGCGAATTATTAGAGTTGTTGCAGCTGGATTTAAACGATAGATTAAATTTCAATAGGTTAAAGGAGGCTGTACTAGATATGAACTTAAATGGCACTGAGGGAGGTGCTACACCAAATACTTGGGATGTACCCACAGTAGCTTTTGTTAACCCAGATATTGGTGACAATAGCACAGCTGTTTTAGGAAATGGAAATCTCCCCTACCTGACTATAGCTGCAGCTCAGGCCGCATCTAATATAGTCTTCCTTTTACCTGGGACTTACACTGAGGTAGTGGCCATTGTGACAGGTAAAACCTACTTTTCATACCCTGGTGTTTTGTTCACCACAGGTGGTGTTATCAATGAAGGTGGAAGTCTAGTGGGTACCAAATGGTTGGGTTACTCAAAATTTTTAGGGGACACAAATCATTTAAGGTTTAACGATATAACCTTGACCGATGTTGAAATTGAGTTTGACTCTTTAGAAATAACTGGTGGTGCTAACCTATGTATGTATATTGACTGCGATAACCCCAGTACATTGCAAATTAGAGGTAACAGTATACATGATCCCTTCTCCGGAAACGGTGGGGCAATAATTATTAAAGGCCCAATTACAGGTGTTATGGACATAGCTGAGTCCATTACCGCTCTATACACCCCCATTAGCCTGGGGTTTTCGGGGGAAGAACTCAGAGATTTTACTTTAAACTGCCCTAAAATAGAAACTATAGGCGGCGCTCCTAGCGCTGGTTCTCACAGACTGTAAGTGTAGGCGGGGTGGAAGATGGATATACTTTGACTATTAACGCTGATATTTATAATTCCAATTCTGGGGCCTTAGCTGGCTCTACCGCAGGTTTATACACTTTATACTCCGGCACAGGCACGGTTATTGTTAACGGAAATATTTATTCTGGCGACCAGAGAGGCATCTTAGCTACTGGGAACGCAAAAATAATTATGAATGGTAATATACATACTACCAACTCTGCGTTTTCAATAAGTACTAGCAGTATTATTTTGAAGGGTGGTGTGATTAAACAAGGTGTGTCAAATCCTATAACAGGGTCTGCTGAAGTATGGATAAAGGGTTGTTTGATGAACTCAAGCTCTACTGACAACATTATAAATATGCTGTCAGGCACAGCTAAATTGATAATAATAGATACTAATGCTGAAGGTAGTACTGGTGATTTTGTGAGCACTGGAGGTGGCGCCTTTGATGTAGGTATGATAAATGTGACCTCTAACTTAAGCAATGATGCAAGTATGACTAGTTTGTTCGCTGTATTAGGATTCACAGGAGAACCAAATCTGATCACACCTAATTTCTGATGGTAAATAAAGAATTAATAGGCATATTCAATCCCCCTTCATTTAACGCGAAAGAGGGATTGAATATGCCCAACCGAAAAATTGTTATATTAGGGGATTCAAACGTTAGGCGTATTATTTTTTATTCTGACTGGGCAACAGAATTAGGGGCCACGTCTACAACAACCTGTGTAAGTCTTGGATTCGATGGTTATGCCACTTCCAACATACTGAACACAGGGAACCCTACACCTTTGGAGAGGGCAATTTCGGAAAATCCTGACATTATTTATTTGAGTATAGGAGGTAATGATGTATTCGGCAGTTTAAACCCCGCCATTACTATGGCCAATATCAAGATAATATGTGATACTATTATTGCAGCAGGTATAAAGGTAGTAGTAACTTCCATGTTGAGCCAGGTTAAAACTCGTAACGACATCTATAAAGACCCAGACGCTGCTAATCCCCGTGATTTTAACCTCATGTTTCTAACAGCTAATAATATGCTTTTAGATTTGTGCGTGGACAACGGTTATACCATGATGGATACTAGGCCTTATGTTTGTACTAGAGATGAGAATAATATATGGGACTTAGAAGCTCAGTTCAGCTCAGATGATATTCATTTAAACCTTGCGGGATGTAAACAGTGGGCTATACCTTTGAGTCAGAGTGTAAATCGGCATTGAATTTTTTAATTTTACAAAGTTACCTGGTAGTTGAAAATAAATATATTATATTTGTATAACAATGGAAAGGATAGCTCCCTTTGTGGGGTATAATATGCCCATCACCTGTAGAACCTGTTGTTAAAATATTACAATTATGAAAGTATTGCATACATTATTAGAACGTTGTTTATGGCTGGAGAGTATCTCCGGAGGTTCTATTGGTGTAGTTACAGCTCAAATTATGAGATAAATACTTACATAACACAATATTAAAGCCTCTGGATTAACTTCTAGGGGCTTTTATATTATATGTCGGGTTCGTCTAACGGTTAGGACGTCGGGTTTTCATCCCGGAAATAGGGGTTCGATTCCCCTACTCGATACAAATGGCAAAATGGCGGAATGGTAGACGCGGTGGTTTTAGAAACCATTTCCTGTTATGGGAGTGAGAGTTCGAGTCTCTCTTTTGCTACAAATATAGCCCAGTGGTGGAACTGGTAGACGCGCAGGACTTAAAATCCTGTTCCCATTTGGGAGTGAGGGTTCGATCCCCTCCTGGGCTACAATATACACGGGAGTAGCTCCAATTGGTAGAGCAGTGGATTCCAAATCCATAGGCTGAAGGTTCGAATCCTTCCTCTCGTGCAAACGCCTCAACCTAGGCTTATAAAGGGTGGACGATGATAAAGTCGTGCGTCTCTGTTAACTTGAGACTAAGTACATGCTGATGTGGCCGAGTGGCCAGGCGGTGGACTGCAAATCCATTTACGGGAGTTCGAACCTCTCTGTCAGCTCAAAATATAACCGAACGGAGTTACGACCTCCTTACACGTAAATGTAGTTGAGAATGGGGTTAGAGTCCCTCTACCGTCTCAATTATTTTCTTTATATTAGGGTATGGCTAAAACAAACTGTACCCTCTGTAATGAAGACTTACAAAGAACTCCTTATCAAATAAACAAGTTCAAACACTCCTTTTGTGATAAAGATTGTCAAGAGGAATTCAACTACCAAGAGTATATCAAAGGTTGGCTAGCTGGTATTAACACAGGTCTGAGAGGGATTGCATGTTAGAAAGTTTATACTACTCAGAGATACTAACTGCGTTATTTGTGGTGTGGGAGATATATGGAACAACCAACTTTTAACATTACAGGTAGATCATATTGATGGCGTCTTTGTTAATATGACACCAGAAAACCTTAGAACTATCTGCCCCAATTGCCATACTCAAACCGATACTTACGGGTCTAAGAACAGGAATTCTACCAGAATACGCTAATACCCCTTGTTGTTAATTTTTATTGTCGCATAATTGCAACTATGAAAAGATTATTAGTAAGATTTAGAAGATGGTTTCGTTTAATGAATGGGATACTTCTGGAAGATAAGTAGCCTTACACTTTCAATTATTATCTTTATTTTTATGTAAATATAAATATAAATAAGATAATATGGGAAAAGATTTCGTCTATTTTCAACCGGGAGAGGTTGTTGTAGTAAAACATGACATCAGTAATTCACCATTAATGGTGGTAAAGAGTGTACCCAAGGCTAGAATGCCTATGACTGGAGACTCTGGTGAAAAGAAAAGTGCTCTGCTTGGAATAAAGTGCTTCTGGTTCGATAAGAATCAAGTGTATCATGAAGTGACATTCAACTCAAAAGATTTAAAACATAATGCTTAAATTTATCTTGCACAATGACAAGGTAATTATAGATCCTAATATCATGCTGATAGAGGAATTTGAAAGCATAGTCAGACATGGCAAGAAGATGAAGGATGAGGACCATGCTAATCGTATGCTCATTTACGTTTTCCATTGCTGTGATCTAACAGAAGATAACCCTATGAGGGATCTTGATTACCGTATGAAGGAGGAACAATCGATGATTCGTTCTTTCAGGAATAAAAAGAAAAAGTTTAATAAAGTAGAACAGGAATTAATCAATGCTGCTATTGATGCTTATAACTTCTTCAATGAAACCTCTGCAGAAAGAGCTATCCTTGCTATTGATAAAAAGATAGATGAGGCTAGAACTACTATGGAAGGTATGGTTGTGGAAGTTGTGCGTAATATAAATGCAAATAGTGGAGAAGTAAAGTTTTCCTCTAATGAGGGTATTCTGGGAAACTTGGCCAAACAAATTGGTGAGATGATGATGCTTAAGATACAAGTCTCCAACGCTGCTAAAAAGTTAGAAACATCAGGACGTGTGCGTGGTGGTAAAGGATCTTCCTTGATTGAGAGAAGTTCTAGTTTAATACGTAAACAGAACGAAGATGGCTAAGAAAAAGAAAATTGATGCAAGTAAGCTGCCTATACTGCATGGCGTCAAGAACGATTACGATCAATTTGATGAACCATTTCTAACCACAGACAAAGAGGGTAGAATATGGAACGGCGAGTTTAATGTTACAGATTCCCCAAAGAGGTTAGTAGGGGTTCCTACTGGTGATGAGGAGATTAAGTTAACTGATTATTTAGTGCACAGACCTATTCCAAAGGAACTTATAGCCTGGCAAAACATACCGAATTATCACCCAGATAGTTTAGATATGGAGAACTGGTACATACCTCTAGTTAATTTTTGTTATGATGGAGTTTGGGTAGATGGAGAATATTGGAATCCTTTCATGGTTTATTGGTTAAATGTGTTTGTTTTCCCTGTACCTGTGTTAGATGAGGATGGTAGTCCTACTGAAGATTTTAAGACTAGTTATGCTACATATTGTACAATAGATAGATACTTCTTTGATTACTGTTGGAAGGCAGAATTAACTAGAAAAGATTGTGCTATAATGGGTGGTCGTGGTGTCGGTAAGTCATATATGTATAATTGTATACTAGATAGAGAATATCGTTTGTTCCCAAAATCAGTATCTGTTATATCTTCTACTAATGAGGATACAACAAATGAGGCTTGGGACAAGATAGAGAAGGGCATTGAGGCTATTGAAACACAACATAGAGCATTAAAATATAAGAGACTTACTGATTCATCTTCCCGTAAAGAGTCAGGAGAGTTAGTTGAGTTGCCGGATGGTACTACAGAAAAGAGAGGGCATTTGTCAGTTTTTGAAAAAATTATTTACGGGAAGAACTCAGGTAAGACCCGTGGAAAGAGGCCTTCTAAGCAACTGTTTGAGGAGTTTGCAGCTTTCCCCCCATCTCATCAAAAAGGTTCTCTTAGAGCTTGCATGAGAGAGTCCAGAGGATCATGGTGGGTAATGGGATCAATCAAGAAATGTACAGTACTTTATTCTGGTACAGGTGGTACTGTGGAAAATGATGAGGCTCAAGATGTATTTTGCATGCCACAATCACATGATATTTTACCAGTATTTGATTGGACTGATGCGCCCCAAGGTTGTGGATTCTTTTGCCCAACACATATAAAACGAGCTGGTACATGGGAGAAAACAGGTTGCCCTGATATTGCCACTGCTACTGAAGAAGTTTTAGAAGAGCGTAAGCAAAAGAAACATGATCCAAAATCTTATATGGGTCTGTTGCAGGAGTATCCCATGACTATCAAAGAAGTATTTACACGTAATGGTGTTAATATATTTAACCAAGACAAGATAGCTACTCAACGTGTGAACATAGAGCATGGGGGTGATAACATTCCAAGGCCAGAGAGGGGTTTCCTCAAGTGGCGATATGCCGAAAATGGTAAAGTTATTGGGGTAGACTGGGACCCAGCACCTAATAATGGTGATATAGAAATATTGGAGCACCCGCACTGGTTGTCAGATGTAGCTACTGAAAATGAGAAGAACCCTATGAATAATTTATACGTAGGTGGTTGTGATAGTATTGATCAAGGTACTATGGATTCTGCTTATGCCACAAACAACAAGAAAGGTTCGGAATTGGCTATGTTGGTTAAGAAACGTATTGTTGATGGTGGTTATCATAGAGCTACTTCTAATCTGTATGTTGCTAAATATAATAATCGATCTAAGGATGTGAGAACGGATTGGGACAATGCCCTAAAGTTGGCAGTATACTATAACGCGGAGGTGAATATAGAGTACACCAAGATTGGTATCGTGGGATGGTTTAGAGATAAAGGTTACTTTAATTTACTGAAGAAAAGACCTACTATCAACCTAACAAATTCTGATCCAAATAAGATATCTATGCTTATTGGTACAACTGCTGCTGGACCTATCATTGATCACCAGGATCAAAAGATAGCAGCTTACTTGGACGATTTCTATGACCAGATTTGGTTTAAAGACATATTAGAGCAGTTGCAGGATTACAATAGGGAAGATAGAACTAAATTTGATATGGTGATTGCCATGGGATTATGTGAACTTGCTGATGAGGATCTCATGGGTAAGGTAGCTAAACCACCAGTAGCAATAACAGCTGGCTTAAAACTATGGGGATTTTATACAGATCCTGTAACAGGTTACAAAAAGCACGGAGTAATCCCTGAAAAATCTGACGCAGATAAAGAGATGGACCATACTCTGAAGCAAGAAGCTAAAAAATTCCAATCTCACGGAGGTGTGCGATGGATAGATGCTTCAGACCCGAGCAACCCAGAATACAATTATTAATATTTTTACTTTGAAGGGTGGGTATATTTTAGTATTATTCACCTTGATAATAAATCAATAAGACAATAAGATTATGGAGAGTACAAGCATTAAACCGCACAATGTTAATGTGTTGGTGGAAGTTACTAAACTGCCTACTGAGAAAGATGGTGTATTTGTTGGGGCTAGTCAAACTGGTTCCACACATCAAGCTTATTACACGGGTACAGCATTGCTTTTAGGTGAGAAAGCCGCAGATGAGTCCCAATGCCCGGAGTTAAAAGAGGGTGTAGGAGTTATTTTTGAGCAAACAGCTGGATATCATCTAAAAACAGATGATACCTTTTGTAAATTAATAAGAGGTTATGACATAGTAGCGACTACAACAGATTTAGACAACATGAATGCAGAAACAATTAAGCCGACTAAAGATAGAATTTTAGTCCAGATTATACAAGGTAGTTCAGTTAAAGATGGTGTTTTTGACGGATCCGGGGATGACCCAAGAGAAGCGGCGACTCAGAAAGGAGTTGTGATCTCATGTGCAGAAGGTGCAGAACAAATTACAGCAGGTACTGTAGTAGCTTTTGATCCTTGGGTAGGTAATCCTATTGTAAATGATGGAGAAATATTCTTGAAGACAATAAACAGTTTTGACATATTATTTTCATTACCTGAATAAAAGAAATGAGTACATTTGTAAATAATTACTACAACATAGAAGATCTTCAGACTACTGAGAAGGAAAAGAGTGAATTTGATTATTTAAAAAAATCAATTGACTTCAGTATTACTTCCTTGGTAAATGAGAAGCCTCACATTGCTAAGGCCAGGAATCTATATGATGGTATAAGAGATAAAGAAGAGTTTAAATATCTGGAGGAAACTTTTGGTATAGAAACCCCTATTGCGGTAAAAATGACCCCGTTAATCAAGATACGTATAGACGTTCTGATAGGCCTCTTATTGGATGATGTATTTACATATAGAATTTCTATCAATGATGAAAACACCATCACCCAGATGGAGGGCGCTAAAAAAGATGAGCGTGCTAAGAGAATTTTGGATGCATACAGAAAGCAATTTGCAAATAATACTACCCGAGTTAAGGAAGGTCAAGAGCCGGAGAGAACTGTAACAGATCGTTATTTAGACAGAATTGAGAAGTCTATTAATGAAACATTTATTTCAGAATTTGAAATTGCCGCTCAATCTTTAATTAATTTCTTTGAACAAGATGCTACAATAGATCTTAAGCAGAAACTTAAACAATATTTCTTAGATTTACTTATATCAGGTGAAGCTTATTACCGTACTTATGTTAACCACATTGGTGAAGATCCTAAGTTAGAGATTTGTAAGCCTGAAAACATATTCTTCAGTAAACGTACTGACCACCAATTTTTATCTTCTGGACATGAACCTAACGTAAATAGAATTGTTCATAGAACATATATGAAAAGGTCAGAGATACTTAATAAGTATGGCCACATGATGAATCAGACAACTAAAGATAAAATCTTTGGTAACTATGACAGTGAAGGCTCATCAAGAAGAATAAACGACCCTAGAAAATTAGATTATATTTATAGACAGGATAAGTTTAGTGACGAATCTGTTCATAATCAGCATACTAACCATAATCAGGATACTTTGGCAATTTACCACGTAGAGTGGTTGGCCAACAACGAGGTGGTGCTAGGAGATAACTTTGATAAAGAAGATCTTGAGAATGTAGAAAAAATTACTGCTAGCAAATACTATACTGAAGCATACGGTAAAGGGGCAGGTTCTGGAACCACTAAAAAGAAAGCATACAGACTAGATCGATATGAAGGGATTCGTATTGGTAGTGACATATACTTGAATTGTGGTAAGAGTAAATTTATTCCCAGAAGTTCTGGCCAACCATGGCAAACAACATTATCTTATAATGGTATAGCTTACAATGATAGAAATGGTAAGCCTTACTCAATGACATTAGCCTTAAAGGATCTTCAGGATTCTTATGATATTATCATGTTTTTCCGTGATAATCTTATTGCCAACGCTGGTGTTGACGGTTCTCGTATTAACTTAGCTGCAATACCAAAAGTATTAGGTCAGGACTATATGGAGCGTATACTTAAATTTATGGCTTTCCGTAAACAAGGAGTGGAACTTTATGATCCCACTGAAGATGGGGCAAACTTATTTCAACATTATGGAGATTTCCGTGGTTCGTTAAACGGAAACATAGTGGAGTCATTAAATTCTGTACTGGAATCTATACAACAGCAAGCGGATATTGTAACAGGTGTAAATAGACACATGTATGCGGCTGCTGAAACTAGGGATGCGGTATCAAATGTCCAGACGGGGCAAAAGCAAACATCATTAATTACTAAGGATATATTTGAGTTGTTACATACCTCACGTAAGCATATGCTAACTGATATGATCAATAGAGCGAAAGTCTGTTACAAGAAAGGTAAGAGAGGTTCATTTATTGTTGGTCATAGAACTATGTTGTTTGATATACAACCAGATAATTTCTGCTTCACAGACTACAATATTCATGTAATCAATAGCAGTAAAGAAAATATAAAGTTAGAGAAAGTTGCCGCTATAGTGCCGGAATTGGTTGCAGCCGGAGTGCTTGACCCTAACGTTCTTATAAAGATTACTATGTCTGATTCTCCTACTGAAATTCTACGAATAGTTGAAGCTAACTTAATCAAGAAAGAAGAAGAGAACGATGCTGCTGGCCAATTACAACAACAATTGGAGCAAGCTCAACAGCAAATGCAACAAATGGAGCAGGAGATGAAAAAAGCTATGGCTCAAGTTGAAGCTGCTGACAAAGCTAGTGATGACCTTAAACGTATGGATTTAGAAATGCGCATGCAAGACACTGAGGCTAGAATTAGGGTTGGTGATGCCAGACTTAAACTAGATGCCCGTATTGCTGAAGAGGAAATTCAGAAAGATAAAATGGTTGTACAACTTGAGAGAGAGCAATTGTATCAGGAGACTGGTTCTGGTGGTGGTAATGCTAAAGAAGTGAGAAATGATATCTAATGAGTAAAGAAAAATATGTCATAAAGTTAGATAGGAGGACAGTTGTAACTGTTCTTGCACATCAGATATATAACACTAAATGGATAAAGCATTTTGGTTCTATAGAGAAGGTGGCAGAATTTATTAAAAATTACGATAAAGAAGAAGAATAATGGCAGATATTAGAATAGTAGAATCAATGGTAACTAGTGGGGGTTTGGGTGATCCAACTTTCAGAATTGACCCTAGTTTAGAGACTGTTTCCTTGGATTGGGATGAATCAGATCAGTCGTTGTCTGTTGTAGATACCAATCTTAATTATAGTTTGTTACCTTGGCAATTAGGTACTGATCTAGTTAAAAAGGTGTTTCTAACATACAATGGTCAATCTTGCCAAACAAATGAGCTCATAGAGACTGTTGTTATGGAATCTGCGGATGAAGATGATATTAACCAAATTCCTGGTTACAATAATTCTAACGTATGGTCATATATGCCCAAAGAGTTTACTTACCCGTCAGAATTAAGAAATTTAACTAATGCCGCTGATTATAATACCCTACCTTATGATTACAGGGAAGGATTTACAGTAGTGAAGCAGTTTTTAACTGCTCAAGCTAACGTTTCAGTAGGTGCGCCAGCATACACAGCATTTTATAGAGCACCCACGTTAACATCGTTTATACCCGCCAATGTGGAAGGTAATAAGTTATATGTAGATGGTTGGTACACTTCCTATACATGTGTAGTTAGAAAGTGGCTATCAGTGGATCCACCTGTAAATGGTGCGTCCACAGGAGACATTGTTTTCTTTGAGGGTACTAACACATTTTGGATTAATTTGACAGGTAACGGTGGTACATTAACTATTCCTTCATTTTCGGACCCTATTGCTCATCCAGATTTAACTAACTGGAGAGAGAAGCCTACCTTTGCTGAGTGGCAAGCTTCAATGTTGGCTAATATTGGGCCTTCTATGGTTGATGATCCTATTCATTTCATAGAAACTCAACACTTGGCTACTCCTGAGCTTAATAAGGCAATTGTTCAAGAATTATTGAAAAACTGTAATTGCTGTGACAGTAAGGATTATGGAATGTCTAATATAGCTACATGGGCTAAACTATCCCAAAAAAGATTGGGGGCTTGGATTAATTTCAACTCCCAGATATTTAATGAAGCAGCTTGTATAATCATAAGTGCAAGACCCATGTGTTATATGTGTTTATATCACCAAGACGAATGTCTTTCAACACCTCGTGGAAAATGTTAATTAGATTTACAGATGACTATATAAGTGATATAAATGCTGCTATGTGGCTGCAATCTCGTATACAGGCTATGTTATGTGAGCATGAAAAGTTCATGGGTAACTCAAAGGCTTTAGATCAATTATACGCTTGGAGTATGCTACTAAGTGGTATTGTAGACCATTTATCAAATGATGATAACGCAGATCCAAAAGTAAATGAGAAGACCTTATTATGCTTAAGAAAATTACTATCTAAAAATATATGTGGTCCCAGCGGCCCAAATTTAGTTGATGTTAGAAACTATCATCAATCATTACCAGTAGTAATTACTAATCCTATAACAGGTATACCTGTTATACAAGGAGGTAATAACGATATGTTATCTGGAAATAATACTGTCCCATCAACTGGACAAATTCAACCTTAAATAAATAAATTATGCCAAATAACGGAAATGGGTGGCCAAATAATGTCTTGGGACAGAATAGCATTAACCCTTTAGCTCACAAACCTTTTAATGCTCCTGATACGGATAGTAGGTTAATCAAAGTCACAGATGGTTCTACATCGGTGTCTCCAAATCTTATGCACGATCATACTCGTTTTGAGTATATAATCCCTGTAGGAAATTTGCAAACTGTTTTATTTACTGCCCCCTTAAATTCTGAGGACCGTAGTTTGCACTGGTTAGTATTGGATAACTCGAATAACACTGGAAGTAAAAATTTCATATTCTCACCAGACTATGTATTTTTGGATGATCCATTGAATACTACAAATACTTATGTCCTAGCTGCAGGAAACAAACTGGTTTGGTTTGCAACCTGGACTGATGGTAAACTATATTTAAGAGTTGCTAGTGAAAGTACCAATTAAATTTGGAACTTTTTCTTTATATTAGAATGAATAATAAATAATAAAATAAGTTAATATGTCAGAAAAAAATGTGAATTCCCTGTGGGAGGACGATGATGAGCCAGTAGTAGTACCTACCGGTGATAAGCCTGCCGGAACTCCTAACCCTAGAGGTGGGGACGATGATGAGCCTGTTGTGGAGACTCCAGAAGAAATTGCTGCGAGGGAAGCTTTAGAAGCTGCCCCAGAAACAGACGAGGAGAAAATTGCAAGAGAGGCTGCTGAAACCGGAGCAGAAACTGAAGAAGAAAGGATAGCTAGAGAAGCTATTGAAGCTCAAGGTGGTGAAGCCCCTGGAGTTGAACAATTTTTATCCCAGTACGGTATAGTAGGAGGTAAAATTACCTTTCAAGCAGAGGAAGAGGGCGGTGAGCCTGTTGAGAAACATTTTGATGAACTCTCATCAGAAGAACAATTTAATGTACTTAGTAATTTAGCTGCTCAAGGGGCACCTGATGTCAATGCAGAATTTGGCCTAGAGCAGGATGAAATTGATATGTTGAACGATGTTCGTGAATCAGGTAAATCTGTGGCGGAAGCTATGAATGATATTGCTACAGCTCGCGTAGATGCTATATTGGCTATGAATGAAAGTTCAGGTATAGATTACAGAGCTATGTCAGATGATGGTATAGTCACTAAGTGGTTAAAGGAAAATAATCCGGAGGCTTCAGAGGAGGAAATTGCTACTGAATTAGAGAGGTCTAAGGAGAGTAAATTTTATGCTACTAATACTGGTACTTTAAGAGAAAATTATATAGCTTCTCAAGAGACGGAGGCTAGAAACGCAGAGGCAGAAATTGCCAATGAGGTGGCTGCTGAAATAGAAAAAGATAGAGAGGTTATAGCATCTACGGCTGCTTCAATGACTCATATCGCTGGTTGGAAGTTAGATGATGCCGCTAAGAATGAAGTGCTAGGAGAAATCTTAGAAGTAAATTCTGAAGGTGATCCTTTATTTATGCAAGAAGTTTTTGGTAATCCTGAGAACTTAATTAAGGCTGCTTGGTTATACAAGAATGCTGAAACTCGCTTTGATGAGCTGGAGAAGCACTGGAAAAAAGAAGTTACCAATGCGTATCGTAAAGGTAAATCTGAAGCGGTTGATGGTATGCCAGCCACTCCTATTGGTAACGGCAACTCAGGTGGTACAGGACCAACTGGGGAACCTACAGCTCCAAGAGCAGAGAAGATAGTTACCTCTGATTCTCTGTGGGATGATTAAAATAACCTAAAGTTTTTATAGACTTCCCCTTGTATATAGAAAAATTTTTAGCTTACATGGGGAAGTTAAGAAGCTAATATTAATAACTCAAGGGTGGTACTGCCATCCACAAAACAAAAACAAACAAATGAAAATTGTAGACAGAAATACAGTAGTTCAGCATTTATCTGACACTAAGACTGTACAGAACTTCGGGACTTTGTTAGGTCAAAAGCCTCACAAATTAGGGCAAGTGGTTACTATGTATCCAAACTTGGCTATCTCGACGTTAACAGATGCGTTGAAAAACGTTTATTACAACCCTAAGAAAGATTCGGGTTCTTTTACTCCTATCAATTCTATGTGTATTGAGTGGAGCATCGATGTTAACTTTATCAAGAAAGTAAAGATCGTAGGTTCTATTTCAGGTTCAGGTGTCAACAAGAATGTTGAGACTATTGTAATGGAAGAGCGATACTACGACAAAAATGATACATTTACGTTAGAGAATAAACAACAGTTATTTGTTGTAGCTCCACCACGTAAACTAGCTCAAAAAAGATGGGAATACAAGATTGTATTGGTAGGTAACGATCCAAACAAACAAGTTGACGTGACTTATGCTGCTGCTAACCGTTCTACGCGTTACAGAAGTAACTATCACCCAGAGCTTTCAGAAAGAGGATATACTAAATGGGTATCTAACACTGAAGTACACCGTAACTACATCTCTCGTCAAAGAGCTTCTGTAGATTGGTCTGGTGATTTTGCGATGCAAGAAGAAATCTTCATCAAAACAGGAAAAGACAATAAGTCTACAGCATCTTACTACAAGATGACTAAAAAAGAAAAAGAGTGTATGGACACTTTCTTGTTATCAAGAGAGCAGAACTGCATCTTTTCTGAGACTAACTACGATGTAAACGGAAAATGTCTTGATCAAGATGATCACGGCCGTGATATCCCAATGGGAGACGGTGTGATTTCTCAAATTGAGCGTTACTGTGATAAATTCTCTTACTCTATTCTTACTTCTGACGTTATGGATGATGTAATGAGTGCAATGAGAGAGAAATCTGATTACCCAACAGGAAATACTTATGCTGTAGTTTGTAACGAACGCATGTATGACCAATTTGGTAAGTTGATGATTTCTGATTTAAGATTCCAAACTTCTGCTGATGGTGCGTATTTCTACTCGAAATCTGCTGCTGGTAAGGTTAAAGTTGGTGCTGAGTTTGATACTTACACTTTCCAAGGAAACACTATTAGTTTCATGCCAGATAGAGCGTTATCACAAGAGTACCCTGAGCACGGATACGGATTATTCTTAGATACAGGAGCTGATTTAGCTTCAGGTCGTCCAAACATCGCTATGTTTACGATGCAAGGTTCTGAGATTGTTGAAGGTTCATTGATTGGAATGGGAGGTAAATCAGGAAGTACTTCTGGTGAAATTTCTACTTCAGTTCACGGTTCTCAATACCACTTACTAGGTTACTCTGGCGCTTGTGTATTCAACCCTTACAAATCATTCATCCTAGAAGAGAACAGAACTCTCTAATAGATAGTGATCAAAAATATAAGCCCTATACGTTCATTCGTATGGGGCTTTTTGTTTTTACCTTGGTATTTTAATATTAATTAGTATTATTGGTAAACACATACGTTTAATAAATAAAATAAG